TTTAAAATGATTGAGACTGGCAAAGATGATTCCTAAAGAATACAGAGAAGATATCATACAAAGTGGTATCAATTTTATTCGTAGCGTTACAGAAGCCTACGGCACTGATAACGGTATGAAACTATGGGAACAGATCTCAAGTGTGCTAGATCCAGACATCAAAGGACAGATTTTCTTCTCTTTGTTGACCGGTGAGTACAATGCTATTATCAGCATTTCTGGTCGACAGCCTGACGCCAATCGTGTTACACTAATCAAGACCATTCGTTCAGTTACAGTGCCTAGTCTAGGTCTCAAAGAAGCCAAAGATCTAAGCGATAAGTTGGATAGTGGTAAGATTATCAAATTGACAGTTGACCCTAAGAATCGTAATAGCTCGTTGAGCGAATTGCGTAGTGCAGGATTTTATGTATGAAAAAGATATTTTATGAAAAAGTTGGACGTAGGTACAAACCTGTGTACGAGTATGACCAGACTCTATTGGACGCTTTTCCTAAAGGTGCCCATTTGGTGCTTGTTTATCCCGGAGGCAACAGCCGCCGTTATAATATTGATCCTAACTATGCAGCTTTGATTGCAGCCAGCCGTGTGGCTGAAGATGCTATGTGTACGGCAATCAGGGAAGCCAGTGAACTGCGACCGCAGCGAGCAATGCTGACCGAAGGGCAACGAAAAGCCTGGAAAAAATTAGCCCGAGAGTTCGGTGACGATCTGGCCACACTAAGTATCAAAAGTGCACACGATATCGCCGAAGCGGGATCTAAGGCATTAATTGACGAAGCTAAAAAAATTATGTATAATCCTAGTGTGCAACAGGCATACAAACATTTTGAACTCATGTGCGAACTAGCAAAGGACCATAGCAATGATCACTCTTAAACAATGGATGGAAACAGTTGATTACCGAATTACCGAAGGCAGCCAGTACTACTGGAACTGTTTTGGCGACAATGCCTATTCTCTAGACAGCTGGTGCGGCGACCAGGACGGCTCTGCTATTACTATTACTTTTGATACCCAAACTCAAGAAGTTTACGAAGTACAGGCACACGACTATCGTAACGAACGATCGTACCGACTGATCAATCCAGATTATGTAAAAGTCTTTCAAGACGAAGTAGTCAGGCGAGGTGCTGCTGATATGGCCTGGGATGATGTCAAATTTACCGATCTTGAAACCGATGAAGACTGGTTGGAAAAAGCTCGTGCTATTTTTCTTGGCAAAGATTATGATACACGTATCAGTATTCCTTTGGATATTCCAGATGACGAGCTACTAAAAATCATGCTGGCTGCACACCAGCGCGATATGACTTTTAATCAGTTTGCTGAACAAGCACTGCAACATGCTATTGATGAGTTTAATCGCGACCCTGAGGGCGCAAAGTCTCGTGCAAAAGCATGGAAGGAAAGTCGTGACCTTGCCTGACGAAAGATATCGTGCTGTGATCTGGGCCGAAAAGTTCTTAAAAGAGCTGGCCACAGATCGTAAAAAGTATCCAAAATTACCCAAGACAGTCAGGCAAGAAGCTTATAGTATTCTAAGGCATTATCCCAGTGGTTGGGATATGAATAGAGCAGCAGATGCTGCACCAGAAGTATTTCAACAGCGCATGGAGCCGCTGCATCGGTTAATTGTTCAACACGAATTAGAGAATACAAATGAAAATAGGACTCAGTCTAAGTAGGTGTGTTCGAGATATCTATGAAGGTAAGGTACCTCTAGAAAACATTCTTGTGATTGTTGCCAGGACCGATTTTGATCCCAGTGACAACCAACAATGGTCGAGTATTTGGAAAGGGTATCATAACTATTCAAATAGATGGTCCATGCCCGAGTGGGCAAATATTCCAGACGAACACGAACAAGCAATTCGAGAAATTTGCCTATCGTTGCATTCAACTGGTCGACTGCATCAGCCCAGGCAGTTTGGTGTAAATCCAGGCAGGTTGCCCTACTATTGGCTTGACACTATGTTGCTTCCTGAGGATCATGATGCTAACCCGACTGTCAAGCAGGCCTGGGATCAGTACCAGTTACTAGCAGGGCTTTCTACTGTGGATCACTTTAAAAGTTACTGATCTAACTAGAAAAGATATATAAAATACCCAGCTTAGCTGGGTATTTTCTTTTGACTTTTTAAAATAAACTTGTTATACTTACTGCTTATGCAAAAGAAAACACTGGCCTACATTGAAGACTATATTGAAATTTTGTCTGGTTATGTAGGCATCAGAGGCAAGAACATGACTTTTAATCTTGCACGATATGACGTGCAGATTGTGTCCAGCTTGGCTGATCAAACCAACCGAGGAGTTGGTTATACTGACAAACAGGCAATTTTAGCACACAAGCTCGTGGTCAAGTATAAAAAGCAATTTGCCAAATACGATCTTGACATAGGAATTCACGAGGAAAACGGTCACTACAGAATTCCTGTGCGTATAGTAGATCGTGGTCGTACAATCAAATTGTCCAATGGGCAAATACAAATGAAGTTTCCCTATGAAACAAAAATGATCGACGACATAAAAGAAAATGGAAAAACTGTTCACGGAAATATTCAATTTGACAGAGAACAAAAACATTGGACAATGTCAATTACCGAGCCTCGCTTAATTTGGTTAGAATCTATTGCTGATAAATATGAATTTGAAATGGATGATTCTTTACGCGATTTGATTGCACAAATTAAACAGGTTAAAGCAGAGACATTCCAAATTGTATTAGAAAAAGTCAACAACAATTTAATAATACGTAATGCCGAGCAGACCTTGGTTGATTATATCAATCAACAGTTGGGCGGATTTCATGAGAGTAATTTACTTAAACTAGTTGACTATAGTGGTATCCTAGGTTACAGTATCAGCAAAGATCTTGAAGAAGTTCTAAAAAATTTACACAACGAAAATTGGTACATGCTGCTTTGTCAAAAAGACACGCATATTCCCTTATCTGACGAAAACTCAGTTAAAGACATTGTGGAGTATGCCGTAGCAACAGAACGTTGGCCAATCTATGTATTTGAAAATATTGATATCAATACAGGACGTATTTTGCCAATACTAAAAGAATTTTTTACCAATGATGAACTACTTGAAGTTTCTCTTAAGAGTCGTAAGTTGGATGTGTTAAATAAAAAATGTGTTTATCTGAATCATTGGTCTACCAGCTGGACTGAAAGGATTCCTTTACTGGTTACAATGACATCATTAATGATAGGACCAAAGAAACAGCACATACTGCAATACTCTGACAAGGTCGTTTATTGCGCTCACTTTATGATGAAATATAACAAACCAGCCATATGAGAGAATGTATTTTAGAAATTAACGACGAAGTCAATGTAAAGATTAAAGGTCTGGAACTAGTTGATCGCAAAGAACTAGTTAATAGATATAAGTTTGACATACCTGGCGCCAGGTACTCGCCAGCGGTTAGACTTGGTCGTTGGGATGGCAAGGTCAGCTTTTTTCAACTCAGCGGCAGTACTTATATTAATCTGCTGCCAGAGATTTTAGAGTACCTCAGTGAACGTAATTATGATATTGATCTAGTGGATACTAGAAATTATCAAACAAAATTTGAGTTTACAGAAGTCAACGAAGACAGCTTTAAAGATCGACTGTGGCCCAAAGGTCATCCTAATGCTGGAGAACCTGTTGTTTTACGTGACTATCAAGTTGAGGTAATTAATAGATTTCTAGAAACACCGCAGTGCATACAAGAAGTTGCCACCGGTGCCGGAAAAACTATTATGACTGCGGCGCTGAGTTACACAGTAAGTAATTATGGTCGTAGCATTATCATTGTGCCCAACAAGAGTTTGGTAACACAAACAGAAAAAGATTACGTTAACATGGGTCTTGATGTTGGTGTTTACTACGGTGACCGTAAAGAATTTAACAGACAGCACACCATCTGTACCTGGCAAAGTCTTAACATTCTATTAAAAAATACTCGTAGCCACGAAGCTGAAGTTACCATACAAGAATTCATTGAAGGTGTAGTCTGTGTAATTGTTGACGAAGTACACATGGCCAAAGCTGATGCATTAAAATCACTGCTGACTGGTCCTATGTCGCAGATTCCTATTAGGTGGGGCCTAACAGGAACTATACCCAAAGAAAAATATGAATTTATGTCTTTGTACTGTAGCCTGGGTAAAGTTATAGGAAAACTCAGTGCTAGCGAGCTACAGGAGCAGGGAGTTCTGGCGCAGTGCCATGTTAATATCCTGCAATTAATTGATCATGCTGAATACAGCAACTATCAAAGCGAACTTAAATTTTTACTTGAGTCTGAAAACAGACTCAACTACATTGCAGAAATAGTTAAAAGAATTGTTGATACTGGAAATACCTTAATCTTAGTTGACCGCGTGGCAGCTGGGAAGGCCTTGGTTCAAAAACTAGGAGAACGTGCAGTGTTTGTGTCTGGTTCAACAAAAGGTACAAAAAGACAGGAGCACTACGATGAAGTGGCGGAATCTAGCGACAAGATTATTGTGGCGACTTACGGTGTGGCCGCTGTGGGTATTAATATCCCTAGGATTTTTAATCTGGTTCTTTTGGAACCCGGAAAGAGCTTTGTTAGGGTTATACAATCTATTGGACGGGGAATCCGTAAGGCAGAGGATAAGGACCATGTCCAAATCTGGGATGTTACCTCCACGTGCAAATTCGCCAAGAGACATCTGACGCAGAGAAAGAATTTTTACAAGGAGGCTAACTACCCCTTTACAATTGAGAAAGTTGAATACTTATAATGTCAAGAATACTAAATTTAGATAACAACCGTGCCTATGAAATGAATGATATCCCTGAGGAAATTGAAGATCTTCGTTTTTGTGTACTAGACAATTCAGATCCTAAAAATCCAGATTACTTTTACATTCCCTTGATCTTTTTAGAAAGTTTTAACAGTCCAGCACTGGTACTTAAAATTGGTCCGTGGACTGTTAAGATGCCAGTTGACTGGCAACTACTGATTGGCGAAAGTGATCTAGGTGACTTGGAAGTAGTGCCTTTAACCAGCATTAACGATCGTGGGTTTAGCGCATTCTGTTTTAATCCTATAAGTAGCTTTAGACCCGAATTTCATTCGGTGGAAATCATTGACATCTATCAAGATGTTAAATGGTACTTTCCAAAATTAAAGCCTGGGCAGATGCTGGCGGTGCCTGTTGAATCAGGAGTTGATCGACCTTTTTGTGTTTTCTTTGTCAAAGAAATTAGTCGTGTCAGCGAAGTTGTTGACTTTTCCAAGGCCTGGTAATATAATAACTTATGAGTAAATTAGACATAGCCACTGAGATGCGAGCATTCGATCTTAAGGATCGTGCATTTTATGATAGCCTGACTGACGAAGAACGAAAAAAGTTCAGCACATATCTTATGCTCAAATGGGGAGCTAATGTCGAAGGCAGCGCCGAACTACAGGAGTGGTATCTGCGTGTGGTCAATGATCGTGTAAATATCAATTTTTTCGATCTTGGTAGGCATCATAAGTTACAGTGGTTGACCTGTACAACTGTCAGTCCTGGACTTGGATCTAAACGACACTACTGGCTCAGTACCAAAAAAA